CACGGCACCCAACTTCAAGTGACCGCTCTGGGCCTCTGCGTTGGATTCCGTGGAGAGAATGAACAATTCCTCGTCGTCTGCGACGCTGTGCACGCTACCTGAACTGATAACGACGGTGTTGGTGGCTATCGAGCCCAGCACGATGTGGCCCAACTTGTTCCCGTTTCGCTTGAACACGGGCTGGTTGTCGACCACGAATGCGCTGCTTGCAGACGTTCCATCAACTGTGAACGAAGTGGTGCCCGAACCATAGCCACCACCGTTGTTGATGAGCACACCCGTGCTCTGTAGTCGACGCGTGCCGTTGATGTTGTTACGGTCGGCTGCGCCCACGGTGTAACCGACGCCGCGGTTCATGTCGACACGCTCTGCAATTTGCCAAGACACGCGGAACTTGAAACCGAAAGACGTCGAGAACTCTTCGACCTTGAATTGCCGGTTGCGCTCTTCGTTTGCTTCGAGGCTTCCGCTGACGTCAATCTCTTGGAAACGCTGGAGCACATCTTCGAGTGCAACGTCAACAGAGTTGACGTGCAATTCGGTCATACGAGAGTTGAGGTCGAGGCGACTACCAAGGACGACGTATCGTTCGTTATCGACGCGCGTCTGGTACGACACCATGTCGCCGGGGTGCATGTGGCCTGCGCCGACGACGTCGACCAACTTCTTCGAGCCAGTGGCGCTCTTTGCCATGCGAAGCATTTGCCTGCCGATGGCGCGTGCACTGGTGGCTGTGAGGGCGGTAGGTGCGTGGATTCCACCCGGCACTTCGACGACACCCTTCTCCTGACGACCGAAATCGTCAACCTGCACCACGTTAGCGTGGTTGTTTGCACGGGGCTTGCCGCGCACCACGACTCGGTTGGGAGCGCTGTCGCTGTCGTCGTCCATGGAGCCACCCGTCACTCTGTTCTCGGTGACCAAGAACTCGCGCTCGATGTTGGACTGAGGATAGTAGCATAGGTTGCCGAAACGGTCTCCGCGCGGACTGTAGCCGTCATGCTTGGAAAGATACCGCAGAGCGGTGAAGGCTTCGACGCCGTAGAAATCCTGTGCCAAGAACGTGTTACTGTGCTGCTTGGCGCGCACGCCATTGATGCCACTCGTGTTGGCCTTGGCCACGCGACCGGCGAGGTCGGAAGTCCGCATCCCCACTCCCACTTTCTGAGCAAAACGAATGGTTTTGTCGGTGAAGCCGATTTCGGACAGCGACCTACCTTTCAGGTTCTCCAGCCTGTAGCGCGTCCCCTTGGTCGCATCTTGCGTTTGCGAGAGCACCAGTGCCTGCCTATGGTCTTCAGAGCCGACAACCAGTGCAGGCAACTGCGTAGAGGTGGTGACCTTGTCCACGTCGTAGAACAGCGCACCCTCGTAGCGCACGCTCCCCGTCGGATTGTGAAGCAAACGAATGGTGTCCTCCTCTTCGATGAGGCGATACTTGCGCTCAGCCGTAGGCACGAAGTCCGTCGCCGTCGGCTTCTCGACAACGAAACCTGATTGCTTGCGCGTGTATTCGCCATGACGGACAGCGTTGTCGACGAACCGTGGCTTACGCACGCGCTTCATCACGGTGTTCTGGGCTGCATCAGCGCGCCCAGTCACAGTGTTCTTGCCGAGCGCCATGATACCTCACTCCCCGCTGTGGTCTCCGGTGTTGAAGGAGGTGTCGCCCTTGCTACCCTTCGGATGCAGCGTTTGGCTGTGACGCGGCTGTACGCTGAAGTCGCCCTCGTCATCGTCAGTAGAACGACGGCTTGCGTCCGCGCGGAAGTGCTCCAGCGTGTTCTCGGACATCACCATACGAGCGACTGGAGAGCGAACATCGGTCTTGTCGAAGCCAGTGACGTCGACGCCCTGAATCTTCGGACCGTTGCTGTCGGCAGTCGTCGGAGAGGCGGGGTCCACGTCGTAGACAGGGGCGTAAGGTGGACTGCTGGGCGTGCCGGTGCGAGCGCTGGGCGCGTCGCTGGTGAACAGTCCATACTTGCCGCCGGCCGTCGCACGGTAGAAGTTCGAGCCGGACTGCTGCCCACCTGTGTCGAGGAAAGCGCGGAACAGTTGACTGTGCTTGGCGTCAAGCGTGTGCGCCGGTCGATACAGGAACTCGATGGTGCTGTCTGTATAGTTCACGTTCTCCTTGATGGGGTCGTGGTCGCTGTCCTGATACGGGTTGGATGAGGTCGAAGCACCGGCCTTGCCCCACCCCTTGACGTCAAGGACGCCTGCGTGCTTGCTCCACTCCATGACGTAGGTGCCGCCAAGCGGCCACATGGCGTGGGCATCGGAGTGCTTGACGACGCCAGAGACTGGCTTATCGGACCAGTCGAGAGCAGTCATGTCGAGGTCCTTGAGGGTGCGACTGCCCACGTCGTAGGCACCGCGGATGTTTGTCCGCTGCCCCACTGCGCGGTCCGTGTGCAGACTGGACGCTTCTGTGGACATAACGACGTACTCTCGACTCACACCGTCGTTGAGTTCGGCGATGGTGTCCACGTCAAGACCCAGACGCACGTCGTTGCGACTGACTGGCTCTGCACCGCGCGTGTCGGCGTTGACCGTCTCGATGCCCTCACCGACGTTTGCAGAAGGTCTGAGCAGACCATCATCGCTGTTGAGGTCCACGCGGTCACTGATACCGCGCTCAATCTCGCCAGCCTGCAGCGTTGCGTTGCTCGGTCGAACGAGGCCTTGCCCGAACGCAGGCTCGGCGGTGCTGTGGCTGAGGACCAGTCCGGTCGCATCGTGCGGCTCGCTGACGGCCATGAGTAGGCTTTCGTTGAACACGGTGGGCCAACGAACACCACGTCCGTCTCCGCGGTCACCCACACGCAGCGCACTGGCTGGGTTGAACCAGTCAGCCGTGCCCATGTTGGTGGCCGCGTTGTTGCCGCTGTTGTCGTTGCCGCTGTAGCGGTCGTTCCCGTCACCGCCGAACAGGCCGTTGGCCGCAGGGCGGTGCGTGACGTTCGTGTCTGCATACGCATCTTCAGGGTCCCAAGATGGCCGCAGTCCGAATCCGCGCACAGGGAAACGCCTGACTTCTTCACCACGCGTGTTGCCCCACCAGTCGACCATGTAGTGACGATGAGCACGAGCCAAGTCCTCGATGCCCTGCCCAGCCTCGTCGTTGGGGAACAGGCGCGTGGTCGTGGATGCGTTGCGCATGGTGCGGACTGGACATCCGAACGGCCCAGTCATGCGACGCCCGTCACTGTAGCGCACCTGTCGACCAATCTGGTCCTGACCGAGCAGGCTGGAGACCTGCGTGATGCGCTCAAGGATGCCGACGTAGAGCGCGTCGAAGTCTTGGTCACTTTGTCCAGAATCCGAGCCAACGTAGTCCCATCCGCTTGTCTTGGAATCTTGCTGGATGAGCGGTCCGTGGTAGTAACCAAGCATCGCGTTGCTGTTCGCCACCTCAAGCCAGCCGCGCACATACGGCGACCAGCGAGGGCGGTTGAACAGTTGACGCACCGCCATCCGGTAGCCGAAGCATCGGTTCCGGTCACTTGGCAGTGAGAGCGTGGCAATGCCTGTCGAATCCTGATACGTCTCGCAATCCATCCCGTAGGTGTCGCTGCCCCAGCCGATAAGCGCGTGTCCGTAGGATTCGAGCCTACTCACCGCGCCACCACCATGACTGCCGCCGGGCCAAAAGCCTGCGAAGTTGTACTTGTTGGAGCCGACTGTGCCGCCCTGATGATTCAGCGTGCCCGAGCCGTCAACCTTGGCGTCGATGTCGGAGGCAGTGGTCAGTGTGCCGTCGTGACTGAGTGCAGTGGCCACGTCGTTGTCGTGGTCGTGAGGGGGCACGACCCACTTCATAGCCAGACCAAACGGCCCCTTACTGGTCACGTAGTTGAAATCGTGGTAGTGGATGGTCTCGAAGTGCTCTGGCACGTGGTTGAGTGGCTTCTGGTCAACCGGCGCATCTGCAGTCCCGGCGTTGGTGTAGAACGCTCGGCTGCTGTCGTCACTGTACCACGTGAATGGACGACCAAGGTTCGGGTGCCACATGCACAGGAATGCGTCAGGCGCATGCAGTGAGTTGGTGTCCCGGCTACCGTTGGCGTATTGCGGCAAGTTGCGCGTCATGATGCTGACTTCAGAGCGCGTGAACAAGTCGTCAGACGGACCGTTGTCGTAGGGTCGGCTGAGCCGAAGGATGGTGTCTGGGCCGATGTTGGCCCAGAATGCAGCACTACCAGATACGCCCTCAAACGTGTCGCTTTCGCCCAGCGTAGCGTGAGCAAGCGTCCCCGTGCGGTTGGTGTAGGTAGCAGTGTATCGCACGCCATCTTTCGTGTATTCCAGCACCTCACCGAAGTAGGGTTTGACTGGGAACATCGCGTTGTCGTCGACCGTGATGGTGGACGAGCCGTTGTCGCTGATAACGACGCAGTTCGGATTGAGGCTGCGCAGTCGCTTATGAGGTTCGTAGAGGTCCAAGTAAGACGTCGGGTAGCCTGCCAGCGTCATCTGTGCACCAACGGCACCATAGCCCACGCGACAGAACTCGTAGTAATTGTCCGGCTTGTGCCACTCAAGGTGGCGGAACTTGGCTGCCCCAGTCGCATCTGCACCGTCCTTGTGCAGGATGCCCCACCATGGGATGGTCAGCGTTCGGCCCGGCGTAGCACTTTGGAACATACCGGGCCGATAGGGTAGGCTCCTGCGGGTGAAGGACGGGCTGCTGCTCTCTTGTACACCCAGCGGGTTATAGAGCGCCAATGGAGGCAGGTTCGTGAACTGCCCACCGGCATCAGGCTCGACATCAAGAATGACTTCGTTGAGGATGACTTCGCACCCACGCACGTCTGCCATCATCGCCTCGGCGAGAATCAGTGCATAAGCCCCACGAGTGGACATGTCCTTCTCGATGGCAATGACGGTGTTGACTTGCTGCCCCGTCAATTCGGTGACCTTGGTGCCCGCCTCACTGGGCGCCTTATTCTCAGTCGCGTGGTTTTGGTGGAAGCCCTGCAACTGCTGCTTGAACACGTTGGGCTGGATGATGATTTGGTAGGCGCCGACTTCCAGAGGGTCTGGGAAGTGGTTGTTCATCGTGTAGGTGTTGGCTGCTTCCAAGACAAGTGTATGGCCACCTTCCGCGTTCACGTCGCCCGCATTCGCACCAGCACTGGCCGCAACACCGTAGCCTTCGTACTTCAGTTTCGTTTCAGTCAGAAGCGTAAATGCTCCACCATGGATGTCGCTCGGTCCAAACGGAGCCGTTGGCGTCGAGAACCACACGAGTGGGTCACGCCCGCTCCCATGCGTCAGCACCGTCGACGTCACGCTGGTACGCGTACCCTCTCTGGTCCCAATCAACGAATCCTCATACGGTGCGTGGTTGGAACTGGCACAGGCTCTGTTCAGGCTGTAGAGACGCTGGTATGCAGGGTGCGCGTAGTGGCCGGGCATCATTGCCATGGTTGGCGTCACGTAGTGGTGCCCCATACGTGGAATCGGCATAGGCGTCATCTTGGGCGTCGTCATTCGTGTGTAAGGGGCCGACGGGTTGGTCATCGCTCCCGTGCTGCCGGGCAGGTCACTGTAGATGTCGAACCAGTCGAGTTTGTCCATGTCGGGACTGGCCCCGCTGTATTCGCTGTGGTCACGTAGGCGCCGCGCAGCGAACATGCGCGTGCTACCGGCCGGCATGTAGTACGACGGCACGACCTTCAGTCCGGTCTTACCCGAGACGAAGGTCGCAAAGTCTGGACTGTAGACCACGCCAGTGAACTTGTTCGTGGACACCCCTGTGTAGGACGCGAGTACGCCCTTGTCCGTGGTAGGGTCGTACACGCGCAGGAAGTAGCGACCGCCGCTCTGCTCTGTGGTGTCGGTCCAAACTGTCGCATCAGGGTTCGTGGTGACGTTGATTTCCGTACCGCTGTAACTCGAATAGGTGAGTTCGTCGAGGTCATAGCGGTGCGTCATGCTCACGCCCATGCGTGTGACGTGGAAGAACAGGCTACGGTCATGGGGCTCGTAAGCCGACTCCAGTGGAGCGTTACTCGTGTGGTCTGTCCAACCCTCACTGGTGGACGCAGGGAACTTGAGGCGGGAGTTGCTCTTGGCGGTCGAGATGTCGACGGCGTCTTGGCTGAGGTGTTCCCAACCGTTGTTCTCCCACGTCGGCCAAAGACGCGGCCCGCTGTATTCGTTGCTGAACATCTGCCGAATCTGAGTGATGTTCTGAGCAGGGTGTTGCAGCCCACCTGAGCCGATGGTTTCGGTCTGATACGCCTGAATCCGGTCAAAGCCGCTCCGAATGACGATGTTACCCGGAATCTCGTCGGCGTCTGGGAGTCGAATGCGGAGGTTGGGGCTCACGCCTGCGCCTGCGAGTGCAGGAGCGAGGCCTTCGATTTCGCGGTCACTGATATGTCGGAAGTCGAGAATGACGGTGCCGAGCGGAGAGCCACCTTCCAAGTAGTGCTCTTGACCTGTATCATCGACGACGAGCATACTCTTGAACTGCTGGTCTTCGTTGGGGATGAGTAGCGCGTTCCTCACTTCAAGTGGGTGTTGCTCAGCCAATTGTGGATGGCCCAGTTCTTGGGCTTGGATGATAGGGAACATTGCGGCGTTGGTCGTCTCGAAGGAGAAGCGCACGTTCCCCAACACTTTCTCACCCACCGTCTTGAAGTCCGTATCGCTGCTGTCTTTCCGCTGGACCCAAGGCACCATGCCAAGGCCTCGTGCGTTGACGGCAGGCATCGTTAGGCTACCGCCATCCATGCGCTTCCAGACAACGTGCTCGGGTAGGAAGTTGCGCGCGGCGTGCCGATTGCTGAAGTAACCGAACAAACCGTTGTGAGGCATGTCGGTCTGGGCAGCAGCGATGTTGAGGTAGTCGTCGTGACTGCTAACGCCGATGCACTCCACACCGTAGGTGCTCGCCGATTCATGGGCACCGGATTGAATCACAGCGCTCTCGTCCCAGAACAAGTCACCTGTCGGATAACGGCAAGCGTTGGCTCTCACCATGTCCCCACTCTGAATGGTGCGATGCCACTGTGCGTCGCTCGGAGCAGAACCAACTGCGGGGTAACTCGTTTCTTCATTTGGCACTGAGAGCGAACTGTGAATCTGCGCTTCGACGTGCGGTCCTGCTGTGGCTGGACCAACATAGCGACTGCGGTTGTGCACTTTCGCCGTGTCCCAAGCAGTCGTCCCAGCATGAGCGATGTTTGTGCTTTGCACCATGTGCAACCAGTCACCTGCGCAGGAGATTCCGTCACGGTCAGCCTTGGCAATAATCGGCAATTCGGCTTCATGGGCCACAGCGATAAGATGGCGAGTGGACAGACCGCTGACGCAGTAGTCTTGGACAAAGGTGGTTGCTGGATTCTCCGTGGCCCCGGTGGGAGCGCCACCAGCAAGGCAAGTCTCCGCTGCGCCGTATGGACTGAAGCCCAAGAGCGGGTGCCATGCGCCCAACCCAGCAGGGTGCAGGTCTGAGCCGATGCTCGTCTCTGCTTCGTAGGAGTTGAGGTAAGAGTAAGCCTCTCCATGCCAGCCAACGGCACCGACGGGCTTGGTGCGGTCCACTGCGTCATGGTAGCCAGAGAAGTGCACCTGCGTCATGTGGTCACGCGAAGCATTACCCGTGTTGTTGTGACGATGTGTACCGGCCTTTGTCCAGATGTACGCCTTGAAATCAGCGCCGGGTGCAATCGGATTGAGTCCAGAATCAACGATGTTTGTCGCAGTTGTGCCCGGAGAAACGGCGAGTGTGAATGTGGTGTTGGGCGAGCCGACACTGTGTGAGATGTAAGGAGCCGAACCTGCAGATGTGCCGTCAGAAACACGTAACCAGCCGTAGTCGGGATAAGTCGTAGCCGTGCTCGTCACCGTCAGAGACGCAGGTGTTGCACCTGCTTCAGCAGTGTAGGACACGACAGGTAACTCGACCCAGCCGTAGCGGTCTTGGTTGTGCGCGCTCTGCATGCTCGGCATGAACGTGCCACCAATGGCCTTCAACGGGTCTTTGCCGGGGAACGTGTTGATGGCTCCGCTGAGCACTGCACCCAGTTCCTCTGCGTTTTGGCAACGCGTGGCGTCAACGATGACGACGTTCGCGTCGACGTCTTGGTCGCCTTCGGACGTGTAGAATGAGCGGTATGCCTTAGCCAGTAGACCCGCTGGTCGGAATGACGTACCGTTGTGCTTGCTCCCGCTTCCAGTAGAGATGCGAGCACTGGCCACTGGATTTTTCGGATTCTTGGACACGTGGTCGTCGAGGAAGTGACCTCCGGGGTGATACCCTCCATCCATGTGCCAGATAACGGATGACTTGCGCGTAGTTGAGTAGGTGCCACTTCCAATCGCAGCCCCCGCAAGGTCCGAGAACACGTGGTTGAATGGATGGTAGTGCTTGGGTAGGTTACTGGCTGTGGAAACAGAACCCTCGAAGTAGAACGCTTTGGACAACGCTTGTGTGTAGGCCTTGGTGGCAGACGCGTTGGTATTCGGGAAACCCTTCGTCGGTTGCCAATTCATCGGGTAGTTGAAGCCTCGCGTGTTGTTCTGCTGGAAGAACGTCGTCATCGGTAGGTGGGCAGCGGCGCTACTGGTCCTGTTCAGACCTGAATGCTCCGTTACATCACCGTTTGCCAATTGGTTCGGGAGGAAGGAGTCTTTGGCAACGTCGCCACCAATGTAGATGGGCACCGCGCTGTAGCCATTCCCAGTCGTAACGATGTTCGCACCCTGCGGCTCATGTGCGGCCGTGTTGTGAGGGAACGCCTGCCCCGGCCCGAAAATCATGTAGATGGTCTGGTCGGCAGCGTCGCCCGTCGCACTGTAGCGCGCGTGAGGGTGGGCGAAGCGCAAGACGAGTGGGGTTGGCAAGTTGACCGAAACGTCGTTTGTGCTGTCTGTGTAAGTCAGACCTGTCGCCTTGGTGTTGGCGCCCTTGGCCATGTCGTAGGACAACAGTGCATCTTGGTTGAAGAACGGCGGGTGGTTCTGCCCACGGTGCTGGTCAAGGTATGGCGTGCCGGGGAACATGGCGAGCATCGCATTCGTGTCGATGAGTGCGTAAGAGCCAGCCATCTCGCCGATGTTCTGGAAGCCTGCTGAGCCTGTTGGACCAGAGGCGTAGGGGTGAGTGTAGAAGTCTGCGTAGTCGTTTTGTGTGCCGTCGTTGATGTCGACCACTGCACCAGAGAAGCCACCGCCAAAGTAGAGCGGTACCCAATGGTCAGGGCTGTCGCGCCCGCCACGGAAATACAGGAAGGGGCTTGCGTTCTTGCTACCGGCTCGACGCACGCCATCTGTACGAACAGCGTCGGATGCGCGCGTCGTACCCTTGAAGACCACGTCGTGGTTGGTAACTGAAAAGTTTCCAGATTTGGCGATAATGCTCACCTCAGTAAGGGGTGTGCCCGGAGAAGTACCTGCCGTACTTCGCACTTCGGCATACTCAGTCGTGCTGTACCAGAGGATGAACCGCTCCCCCCAACTGTCGTTGTCGTGCGAAGCCAGTTTGCCAAAAAGTGCCCAAGACTCACTACTCGGGCTTGTTGGCAATTGGATTGTCGTAGGACTCGCGTTTTGCACTTCGATACACGGGGAATCAACGCGAGGGATGATGAGGTCGCCGGGCACGTCAATGAAGTTCTCGCCGCGCAAGTTACGCTGCCATGTTGTGATGTCCACGACGTTGTTCTGACTGTCGACGAGCACAGG